GACGTGCGCGCGCTCATTACGAACCCGATCCCGACGCAGACCGACAACAGCTCCGCGCTCGCTTTCAATACCGTCTACACGAACACCAGCGGCCGTCCGCAGCTCCACATCGTGCACGTCTCGATGATTCTCAACGCCAGCGGCGACACCGTCGTCGTGAGCGCCACGAGGACCGGCGGGTACCGAGCGCAGATCATGCGCGAGGTGGTGCACACCGGACTCTCGCTCGACCAGACCATCCTGCCGATCGTGTTCGTCGTCGACCCGGGCGACGGTTACCAGCTGCAGAGCTCGGCATCGGGCAGCGCGAGCGTCAGCATCGACACGTGGATAACGATCACCCTCTAACATGCAAGACTTATTCTCCAACACGCAGAACATCGCCGCCACGCTCGACATCATTGTCGTCGTCGTCGGAGCGCTCGCTGCGGGCTGGTATGCCTTCTTCGGCGCAAAGAAAAACCAGCAGGCGAGCGACAACGCCGTCTCGCAAAACCTCATAAGCAACCTGCAGACCTCCCTCGACCTCACGAAAAGCGACCTGCGCGAAACAAACGCCAAGCTCGAGGTGACGACAGCCGACCTCCACCGCATGCAGGGGCGCAACAGCGTGCTCGAGAGCCTCTTCAACGGCAACGAGGGCTCGATCGTCTCGACGCTCAAGATGGTGCCGGAGCTGGTCGCTGCGATCCGCGAGGCGAATGCAATATCGAAGGCGAACGCCGACAGCGTCGGCAAAATGGCCGCCGGCATCACGGAGCTCGTCGGAGCGCTCGGAAAGCTCGACATCAAGCCCGCACCTCAACTGGGTATCAACTAACGAAAAAAGCCATGAAAAAATAAAAACAGGAACGTGTGCCCATTAAAAGTTAGACAGAAAATACCATGAATTCAAAACTAGGATCAGGCGCGCAGCGCACGCCGATCGATTATAGGCAGATCAACCTCGAGCACGTCGCCGGCCCAGCAAAGCAGCCCGCGCCGACGACGAGCATCCACATCGACTTCTCGAAGGTGCCGGATATGTTCCAGCGCGAGATCGGCGCGTGCACCTGCCACGCCTTCGCGGAGATTTACACGCACCGCCAGCAGCGCCTCGCCGCAGGAACCGCATACGTCGCAAGCCCGCGCTTCCTCTACACGACGTGCCGCATGGACGACGGGCAGGGCGTATCAACAGGCGACAACGGCACCTTCTGCAACCAGCCGTTCAAAGAGGCCGTGAAATGGGGCGTAGCGAGCCAAGCGACCGTCCCGAACGACACGACGCTCCCCTACCTCGCATACGTCTACGAGGGCGTGGCGGCTAACGTGCCGCAGGCTGCCTTCACCGAGGCGGACAAGTACCGGATCCCGGGCTACGTGCAGGTGGGGCAATACGACAACGTCACCGCGGCGAACATCATTCAGGCGCTCCAGACGCCGGACGGCGCGGACGGGATCACTATCTGCCTGCCGGTAGGCGCGGAGTGGTACACGAGCGCGGACGGCGTCGACAGCTGGAAGCAGGCCGACATCATTCCGATCCGCAAGGTCGTGACGGCGATCGACGGCCACCAAGTGGCCTGCATCGGCATCGACCAAGAGGCCGGCACCGGCCGCTGGAAGGTCTACTTCCGCAATCACTGGAGCCTCAACTGGGCGTCCACGAGCGGCATAGAGGGCGGCACGCAGCCGCAGGACACCAACGGCGACATCGGGTGGCTCTACCTCGACCAGCACGCGCTCACCGAAGCGTGGATGATTTGCGAGATACCGGACGCGCTCCTCGCGATCGTCAAGAGCCTCCCAGCCCAAAAAGACTTCAGCCACCAGTGGTCGGTCGACCTCAAGCCCGGGGCAACAGGACCGGACGTGCAGGCACTGCAGATCGCGCTGAAGATAACGGGAGACTTCCCGTTCCTGCAACCCGTGACGACCTATTTCGGGCCGATCACCGTAGCAGCAGTGCAATCGTTCCAGAAGCACTACGAGATCGCGGACGCCGCGACGATCGCAGCTGCCGGCGGCGAAGCGGGACCAAAGACCCTCGCCGTCCTTAACAAAATGTTCTCTCACCAATAAACTTATATGTTGTCAACCGTATTGCTCGCCTTCCTCGCCTCGCACGTGACGGAAGTCGTGGTCGCGATCAACAAGCGACTGAACGGGACGCTGCTGCAAGGCAGCGCTGCGTTCCTCCTCGCCCTTGGCGTGGCGTTCGTTGGCGCACTCATCGACGTGTTCTTCGTCATGGGCGTGCCGCTTCCTTCGCTCGCGGACTTTTCCACGTGGGCGACGATCGCCCCGACCTTCACCGAGGTGTGGACTGTCATGCAGATTTACTTCCTGCTCGTCGTGCAACAGCTCGGACTCGACGTCGGGCAAAACACTGACGTCGGCGGCACACCAGCGCCGGCAGCCAGCTCCGGAGTCTAAGCGCAAGCCCCTTCGGGGGCGGCGCGCTGCGGAGCTTTCGGCTCCGAAAGGAGTGCGAGCGGGTTCCTGTTTACCCCGCGATGGTCTCCGCAGCGCAGCGTCCCTGAAAAGAGCCCCAGAAATGGGGCTTTTTAGTTATCCACTTCAGCGTATGCGAACGCTTGACAGCGAAAGCGAACGGGCTTATCCTTACGATATTAGAAGGTAATTATAAAAACAGTATGACATGGGACATTAACTTGGTAGATCGCTGGGGCAAGGATGTAAGCCTCAGCACCAACAACGGCTTCCAGAGCCGAGTGCTCAACGCCTCGCCAACGTGGGCAAAGTTGTGGGACGACAACGGCATCAAGGGCAACGACGGTGATCCGATTTACCTCACGGACATCCTCGACGTGCAGGGCGACCTCCTCAAGGATGCGCTCGACGCGCAGGATCGCGGCGACAAGGACGTGGCAGCGTACCTCCGCAAGATCGTGATGGTCGCACGGAAGAATTACAAGGACGGCCGGAGCATGGCTCTCGCCTTCAACTAAGCAACAACACCATGGCAAAAGAAAACGACGAAAAGGTAGCGAAGGAGATACGCAGCCGATTCATCCACGCGAGGGTCTCGTGCGACGACGGTAACGTGCACGTCAAGTTCCCCGAAGGCCACAAGATCGACGCAGAGGACGTCGCCTCGGAGTATTGCGATGTGATCACCACCGATGGCGTACAGGACGGGCAGGTGTGCGTCTGGGTCGGTGAGGAATGGATCAACGAGGACTAGCAAGACGAATATGCTAAACGCATCAAAACACACTCCCCTCAACCGAGCGCGCTGCGCGATCCTCGGGCACGTCCCAAAGACGCACCTCGACTACATCTGGGGCAGCCTCCCGCGCGAGCACGTGCAATGCGATCGCTGCGGCAGGACGCTCAAGTTTGAGAGGCCGACCGAGGCGAGAGAGGCTTATTTACTAGAGCTGGATGACGTCCGCGATGGAGACACGCGCGGATGCAAACCGCTATAATTAACAACATGAAAAAGACCAAAGAAATGAATCGCACCGAGCTCGTCTACGAGCTTGCGCGGCACGCGCACCCGAGCTGGTATCACAGCCTCCTCGAATGGCGGACCGGACAGCTCCGATCGCTGCTCGCCTACTACCGCAGCGAGACCGGAGACACGCTGCCGTCCGGCCTCGGACGGATCCACCGCACGAAAGGCCTCGGGGATACACCGAACCCGAGACCGCCCTTAAAAATCGCTGTAATAGTCGAAATTGTGCCCGCCACGCTCTTCCACAGGTCTCACCTGAGAGTCCGGCAGATCGGCGACCATGGAGCTGCGCAGGTGGTAAAATTAGGGTAAGCCCACAACGGGCCACCACAATGAAATACCCTATCTTCGCCGCGGCGATCCTCGCCATGGCCTTCTTATCAGCCCGCGCGATAGCTCCGGCGATAACCCCGACCGAGACCTACGTGCGACCCGCGCAACCGGAGCTCACCAGCGAGCAGCAGGCATGGCTCGGAGCACTGGAATGGTGCGAGAGCGGCGGGAACCCGAAAGCGATCAATCCCAAGGACAGCGACGGCACCCCGAGCTACGGCCTCCTGCAATTCAAGCCGAGCACCTACGCGCTCTTCGCAAAGCAATACGGACTCGCCTCGACGACCGACTACATGGACCCGAGCGAGCAGGTGGCGATCGTGACCGACATGATAGAGAGCGGCACCGTCAACTTCCATCACCAATTCCCCGCTTGCACCGGCAAGCTCGGAACGCCGCCGCTATCCCCACAACCGATAGCGTCCGCCGTTGACCGTTAGCAATCGTTAGCATACACTAAACACATGGCGAAATTATCAAAAATCGACCCCGAGCGGTGGTACACGCTTGCGGAGATCGTAGAGGGTGGCTATCTTGCTGCGGCACTCGCCCCGTGGAAAGCAACCTACCCGACCGTGCGCAAGCTCGTGAGAGACGACCGCGCCGGAGCCAACGTTCTGCGCGCAGCCATGCGCGGTCGAGGGACGAACGTGCGGTACCAGATCAAGGGCGAGCACCTTATTAAATTTACAAAATAACCAACACCATGAGCAAAGAAACAGCACTGCAGAATTACACCCGCGCGATGGGCGCGGTCGAGAGCAACATCGAAGCCAACAAGCCGGTCTTTGACCGGCAAAAGAATCTCACGATGGCCGTCATCGACGCCGAGAACGCGCTGCGCGATGCCGTCGCAGAGGACGGATCCGGCTGCAGCAACGGCCTCTACAGCGTCACCGTGACACCGATCACGCAGACCGTATACGACGAAGCCAAGATACTCACCCGCATCGGGATCACCCGAGAGCAGGCGGTGACGGAAGGCCTTATAAGCGACAACAAACGACCACCGCGCATCACGATCGGCAAAGAGAAAAATTAGAAACTAACCTCACTACCATGGACCAAAAACAGGACTCCCATGCAGTGGTAACCCGCCCTCAGACTCCGATCGAATCACTCAAGCAAGTGATGGCGGGAGACCCGATGAAAACCGTCGTCAGCTACTACAGCGGCGACAAAGAAAAGGCGCAGCGCTTTATGGCTGCGGCGATCGAGTACGTCCGGCGCGTGCCGAAGCTGCTCGAGTGCGATCGCACGAGCCTCGTCATGGCCTTCGTGCAGAGCGCGCAATTCAACTTCCTCCCGTCCGGCGTCGGCGGCGAGGCTTACGTCATACCCTACGGCAAGGACGCGAAATTCCAGATCGGGTACCAAGGCTACGTCACGCTCTTTTACAGGGCCGGCGTGAAGTCGGTCAAGGCGCTCATTATTTACGAGAACGACAAATGGGAATATGCGGAAGGTCTCGACACGACCCTTGTGCACGTGCCCACTGCCTTCGGCAAACCGAAAGGCGATCCGATCGGCGTCTACGCCGTCGCGGTCACGCCCAACGGCGGCCGCGTGTTCAAGGTGATGAGCAAGGACGAGGTGATGGCGATCAAAGACCTCAGCAAAGCGAAAAACACCAAGGACAGCCCGTGGAACAGCGACAAAGACCCCGAGCTCTGGATGTGGAAAAAGACGTGCCTCATTCAGCTCTCGAAGCTCCTGCCGAAGTCGGCCGAGCTCATACAGGCGGTCGCCGTCGACTACGAGGGCGAAGGCATCGACCGTCCCAACCTCGATGCAGGCGGCGCAGCGGTCGGCAGCAGCTTCCACGAACCGGAAAAGACGCTGCCAAAGGAGCCCGAGGGCGAGCGCGATCCGGAGAAGTGCAAAGCCGGACTCCACCACGTCGACTTCGAGGACGACAAAGGCAACTGCACCGAGTGCGCCAAGGAAAAGAAGGGCGAGTAGTATGGATCACGACGAGATCGTCGACTTCGTGCGAAAGCACGGCAGGCAATACAAGAGTGCGCTCTGCCCGAAATACATACGCCGCGGACCGGTCGGGCGCTGCTTTGATACCTCGATCCTCGCAGCGTTTGATGCCACGAAGCCGGATAGAAAAATCTGGTACGTCGAGGGCATCGCGGAGAACCCGAAGGACTATGACGAGTGGATTTATCACGCATGGGTCACCGACGGCGTGCATGCCTTCGATCCGACGTGGCGCGCATACGCCGACCACGAGGAGACGATCGAACTGACGTTCCCAATCCGGTACATAGGCATCCAGATGGAACCGACTGCGGTCGCTGCTTTCATGCTCGCAACGGAGCACCAAGCAATCCTCAAAAACGGCAGCCTTGACATAAAGCTCGCTCGGAATTGCGTGCCGAGTTATCCCCTTGCGCGAGCGCTTACGAGCGCTTGACAGCGAAAGCAAGCGCGAGTAGGATAGGGGTATTACTAGCTAGACTGTTACCATGGATCAAAAACAGGACACAAAGACCGTGCAGATGCCGGTCGACAAAATGAGCTACTCGGGGCTCACGCAGCTGCTGCGAAACCCGATCATTTACAAACTCAAGTACATCCTTGGCGTGTACGATCGGCCCACCGGAGTCTCCGGCATGGTCGGTCGGGCCGGCCACGAGGCGCTGAAGGTCTACTACGGCGGCAACAAGGACATCGCAACACCGGCCGATCGCAACGAGGCACGCGAGCTCGCGATCGACTTCGGCATGCAATACCTCGTCGACTATCCGGACGCCAACATCGAATACGGCAAGACCGGAAGCCGCGAAGGAATGCTCAAGACGTACCAGCAGGCGATGCGCTTTTACTTTGCCGAGGAGCCCGAGTACAACGAGGTGCTGCTCTGCGAGGAGAAAATGGAGGCCACGCTGCACACGATCGACGGGCAAGAGCTGCCGCTGCCGGCCGTTGGAGTGCCCGACATCGTGCACCAACGCAAGGACGGCGGCATCGAGATCGTCGACGTGAAGTTCGTCAAGACCTTCACCGAATACGACGAGGAGGACTGGATCAAAATTATACAGAGCCAATTCCTCTGGCACCTCCTCAAGGCGGCCAAAGGCATCAACGCCGACCGCATGCTCTTCCGCGAGGTGAAGGTCACCGAGAACAGCAAGGAGAACGCCGGCAAACCGCAGGTGCGCGACTGGGCGATACCGTTCAGCCACGAGCAATACCGGATCATTTTTTACAACCTCTACGGCGACGTGATCCGCTTCCTCCGCAACCCCGAGGCGATATTCCTCCCGAACCTCAGCGATCCGTTCGATGGTGAGCAAGCTGGGCTGCTTTACGCGCAAGGTCTGCTCTCCGGCGACATGAGCGACGTCGAGGTGATGCACAAGGTGCGCGACGTCGCCTACACCAGCAAGAAGTTCGTGAGCTCGAGACTCGACAGCGACGTCAACAGGCACCTCCTGCCCGAGGAGAAAATCAAGCTGCGCCTCGCAGAGTTCGGCATCCCCGTCGAGCCGACCGAGGCGATCACCGGCACGAGCGTCGTGCAGTACCGCTTCAAAGTCAGCGCCGGCATCCCGATGAGCCGCTTCGGAAAGCACAAGGCGGACATCGCCCGCGCGATCGAAGCGAAGGGCGAGATACGCATCCTCGCACCGATCCCCGGGACGAGCCTCGTCGGGATCGAAGTACCGACCGAAGGCCGCACGGTGGCGAAGCTCACCAAGGCGGAGATCGTCAAGGACAGCCTCTCGCTGCCGATCGGGGTGGACGTGCAAGGTACGCCGCACATGGCCTTCCTCAACGACATGCCGCACCTCTTGGTAGCCGGCACGACCGGCAGCGGCAAGAGCGTCACGATCCGCACCTTCCTAAAGGCACTCACCAAACAGAACACGCCGGACCGGATGCACCTCATACTCATCGACCCGAAGCGGGTGGAGCTCGCCGAGTGGAAAGGCGACAAGCACCTCCACGGCGGCAAGATCGCCTACGAATACGGAGACGCGCTGCTGATACTGAAAGGCCTCACCGACGAGATGGAGAGCCGCTACAAGCTGCTCGAGAAGGCGAAGGTCAAGGACATCACCTCCTACAACGCCAAGCACGGCGACTCGCTGCCTTGGATCGTGACGGTGGTCGACGAGTTCGCCGACCTGATACTACAGGGCAAGGTTATCTCACGCAGAGCGAAAAAGCGCGAGAGCCTGCAGACGATCGTCACGCGTGCCAAGGTGGAGCAGATGGCGAAACAGTTCGCAAAGATGGGCATGGCCTACACGCCGCCCGAGCCCGACGACGAGATGGCAACGGTCGAGGAGATGATTGTCCGCCTCGCACAGATGGCGCGCGCGGTCGGCATCCACTTGATCATTGCGACGCAGCGCCCGAGCGTGGACGTGATAACCGGCTTGATCAAGGCCAACTTCCCCACCCGCATCGCGCTCACGACCGCCTCCGCCACCGATAGCAAGGTGATACTCGGAGTCGAGGGCGCAGAGAAGCTCACCGGCAAAGGCGACCTTCTCTTCATGCACCCCGGGGTCGGCATTACCCGCTTACAAGGCTTCATTGCCGACTAGGTATGGACACGGCTCAAATAAAAAGCGACCACCTCTACCTCAGATACTCGTACTACGATACGGGCATCATGGGGTACCGAGAGGACGAAAAGATAGTGCCGCTCGACCGCATCGGAAGGATCGTCGAACACGTCGGGCCGCGCGGGGGCGACCACGGATGGAAAGTGGTCGGCCGAGACGGGAAGGAACTCGCAGACTTCGGACGCAAGCACACCGACCTGCGCGACGCGACCAAAGCATTACTAGCCACTAAAAATATACCGGCGGAGATGGTGCACAACACTGGCTCTGGCCCCTGCTACTAATATGGCCTACAACCCCGACACCGCATCACCCGAGGAGAAGTGGAAATTCCGCATCGGCCTCCTCGCCGACTACCTCCGCGACATACCCTTCACGACCAACCAGCGCACGATGATCAACCACCACCTCAACGAGCTCGGCGAGATCTTCAAAGAGGCCGCGCCGACGGTGATCCTCGACCACAGCAAGAACCCACTATCATGACCGAAACCTTCCAGCAAAAAGTAGAGGCGCAGGTGATCGGCATCGGCCGGTCGAACATCCCCGAGCCGGAGAAGCAACTCCTGCGCCTCCTCTACCGGAGCTGGCAAGACCCTACAGGCGGCCGCATGACGCAGGAACAGCTCGCCAAGGCCATGTACGAGGTGGACGTGAGCAACGAGAGCCTCCACCGGCAGGTGCGCCAGATCGTGCGCGACCTACGCACGGAACGCTGGGCGCCGATCCTGAGCGACCGCGACGGATACTGGATACCGAAAAAGGAGGCCGAATGCCGCGACTACCTCGGCCGGCTCGAGCACGAGGTGCGTGCGCGCATGTACGCCAGCTGGGAGACGTACAAGGCCATGCGCGAGAGCCTCGGCATTACCTCCGACTTCTTCGAGGGGCAAGGTCGCCTCATGGAGACGACCATGAAGGTGACGGTACCGAGTGCGACGCAGAAAGGCAAAGGCTGGGAGGTGTACCGTGTCGCCGGCCAAGGCTTCATCTGCACCTGCCCGGGCTACCGTTACCGCAAAACTTGCCGCCACGTCGATGAGGCAGCGAAAAGAGACGCAGGCACCGCATGAAAGGCGAACAGATCAAAACGATGCAGGAGGTATTCGATGCGGCAGACCGCAAGAAGGCTCTCTGGTTCGAGAAATGGAAGCGCCACGTCCCTGCTGCGATACTGCAGTGCGCCGGAGCTCGGAGCTTGCAGGAGTGGATCGATAGCGGCATGGTGTGGACATACATCGCTCGGGAACGGCGCGCGCCCTAAAGACGGCCAAGGTCGATATTTACAAGGCAACATTAAAGGCATAGAATTAACGCATATGAAAAACAAAATTGCAGGTGCAGTTTTAGCAGCGGTAGCAGTCCTCGGGTTCGCAACGATGGCGTCGGCAAAGGTCGTCACGCCTCCGGCTCCGGTCGTAGTGAAGGCATCGTGCTCGGTGTACGAGACCAGCAACGTCACCACCGGCTCGACGCAAAAGGTCACCGTCGCATGGACGACGACCGACGCAAGCTCGGTCAACGGCGTCGTCTGGTACCAGAACGGCGTGCACTTCCAGAACTTCGCTAACCACGCGACGAGCGGGAGCGAGACGTTCAGCTTCCCCGCCGGCCAAGGACTCCTCATTTTCTGGGTCCAGCCGCAATGGAATAAGGTAGCGGACGAGACAACGGCACCGTGCGTGCTCAACTACAGCGCAGACAGCAAGCCTCACGCGATCCCGTAGGGCGCGCCGGAAGGCCGCAGAGAGCCGCCGCAGGGCGGCTTTTTGCTTGCGGCGGCACTTATCCCGCCGTTATCCACACCGGCGGCATAGCAAAAATTGCGCGGCACGATGTATGATGATGGCATGAAGGAAAACAGGCGTCCTATTTTTGCACCAGACTTTTTGATGATCCCGATGGTGCTCATTTCCGACAAAGAAGTGACCCCACTTGATGGCCTCGTTTACGGCGTCGTGTACTGGTTTCACTCGCTCAAGGACGGCGTCTGCTTTGCGAGCAACCCGACGATAGCGACACTCACCCACTCCTCCGCCCGGGGAGTGCAAAACTCGCTCACTAACCTCGAAAACAGGGGCTATGTAAGGAGATTTCAGGGGCCAAAAGGCCGACAAATCATCCCGCTTATTACCTTCAAACATGCGCCGGTGGCACACACCAACGGGGCGATGGCCGACGCAGTCCAGTGTTTCTACTGCGGCACGAGCGGCGAGATGGGAAAGACCCTCACCGACGACCACTACATCCCGACCTCGCGCGGAGGATCGGGCGCCAAGGAGAACAAAGTCCTCTGTTGCCGTCCTTGCAATGAGGCCAAGGGAGACATGACCGGAGACGAATATATTGCATACCTTAAACATACTGGTCAAGTATCACCAAATAAGGATAGGCACCAAACGGTGAGGGAAGGTATCACCAAACGAGGACATCGTAAGTCACCAAACGGTGACCAGAATAATAATATAGATAAAGAGAATATAGGAACTCATCGCGCCGATGGCGCGAAGGGTGATCCGGTCACCAAAGAAAGCCCCCTCGAGGCGCAGATTGGAGAGATCATCTTCCGCTTCAAGGACTACAACCCGGCCTACCGCCAGCTGTTTGCCCGAAAGCCCCAGCGCGACGCCGCAAAGCGCCTGCTGGAGCAATACGGCTTCGACCAGCTGTGCGGCATGGTCGGATACCTTCGCCACTCGAATGCGGCGCGTTATGCGCCCACGATCACTACGCCCGTCCAGCTGGAGTCGAAGCTGGGCGAGCTGAAGGCGTGGGCGGATAAACAGCGCGCCGCTACGGGCGGGAAAGGCAAGCCAATTATTAGCTCAGTGGCATAACCATGGCGACAGCAAAACAGATCATCACGCGCGGCTTCAAGGCGGTAATGAGCAAGGGCGACGATGTCAGGCTCGACCCCGATGAGGTGGCGGTCGTGATGCATGCGGCAGAGACCGGCCAGAACGTGCGGGTCAAGCAAGGGCTTATAAACCCGAGCTACTTAGTCTCCATCGTCGAGGATCGTGAGCGCCGGATAGCGTTCATCGAGGACACTCGGCACGATGACAAGCGCCGCGGCCTCGGCATGGAACCGCTGAAAAATCTACTCGAGGCGAGACCGGACAAGCCGGCGCTCGGCCCCGGGCAGTAACAAAAAGACAATGGCAAAAATAGAACTGAAAGGAGTGGTAGAGCGCGTCCTTCGCTCAAACGGCAAGCCGACCAAGATGGTCGTGAGCATCGCCGCTGAGCATAGCGCGAACGTGCCACTGGGCAATGTCTCGATGCAGATCGAGGCGGTGCAGGGCGCATTATTCTCGGGGCCGAAGGCGAGCGGAGTGGGGCCAAGTGACCATCCGGCTGGACGCCGCGTAGCGGGCGCGAGAGCGTAACTCCTATGGCGGCGATAGAGAACGACGAGGGGGATGACTTCCAAGCCCCCGACGCCGAGGAGCAAGAGGAGGACGAGGAGGAAGGCTCCCTCGAGAACCGCGACCTCAATGAGGGCGACGAGATCGAGGACGAGCGCCAAATCGACAAGGAGTAATTAAATAATTTAGCTTAAAACAACATGAACGACGACGGACAGCAGATGCCATCATTCGATGCGCTATGCACAAAAGTTTATTCACTGCGCGAGTGGCTCACCTACTACCTCAACATCTGGCAACGCAACCTGATGGCGAGCATGACCGACGCGATGCACGACAGCCTCGTCCTCGCGGCCGACGCCGGCGCGCTGACCGAAGGCCAGCAAGACCTCGTGCCGGACGGCAAGGGCGGAGCGCGCCAAAAGACGATGGCCGAGCGCCTCGAGCAACGCAAGGCGCAGGCACAGCGCGCCAACAGCATCATCGCGGCAGTCAACGCGCTCCTCGCATTGAGCGATGACGACCTCGCAGCGAAGGCCGCGACCGACAGCGACTTCCTCAAGGCCGTAGCGCCGCAGGTAGAAAGCCCGCTTACCAGCTACATCGTGGCAGACGGCAAGACAATCACCGTAAGCGGCACCGACTACGCCGCCGGCGCGACCGTGAGCCTCGACCCGACCGATCAGCAGACCATCGACTGGCTCGCCGACGGCTCGATAACTGCGGCACCGACCGTCTAACCTTTATGGCAAAGACGACTTACTACGGCATCTTCCAACGCGGCAAGCTCGTACAGGCGGGCATGCGACTGCCGGACTCGACGGCGACCGTCAAGATGCCCCTTATATTCCTGAGCAAACACCTCGCCGAGGCTGTTGCCCGGGAGCGCTGCGAGACACTCAAAAAGCCCAACCGCGTAAAAACGGTGGCACTCTAACCGCATGAAAACCGAACTCAAAGTAGAACAGGTCGCAATAGAAAGGCTGGTGCCGGCGGACTACAATCCGCGCCACTGGCCGGATGCCGCGCGCGCCCAGCTGACGGCGAGCCTCGACGAGTTCGGCTTCATGCAACCGATAGTCGCCAACAGCAACCCCGAGCGCATGGGCATCGTCATCGGCGGCAACTTCAAGCTCTCCATCGCAAAAACGAAAGGGCTAAAGACGTTGCCGGTGGTGTGGGTGAACCTCACGCTCGAGAAGGAGAAGGCACTCAACCTGCGCCTCAACAAAAACCAAGGCGAGTTCGACGACGCGCTCCTCGCGCAATTCGATCCGGCGCTCTTGGCCGGCGTGGGCTTCTCCAGCAAGGAGCTCGACAAGATATTCGGCGACGGGGATGACGACGACTTCGATGCGGACAAGGAGGCCGCCGCGATTGTGCCCACCTCCAAACAGGGCGACGTCTACGAGCTGGGTCGGCACCGCCTCATGTGCGGCGATGCCACCAAGCTGGCGGATGTAGAAACGCTGAGGGGGGGGGCGCTCGTGGATATGGTCTTCACCGATCCGCCCTACAACGTCAACTACTCCGGCAGGGGCGCGAATACGAGCTCCACCATCAAGAACGACAACATGACCGAGGAGGCCTTCCGAGCACTGCTCAACGGAGCCTTCAAGAACTATGCCGCCTCGCTGAAAAGCGACGGCGGCATGTACGTCTGCTACGCCTCGCGCACGCACCGAGAATTCGAGGACGCGCTCAACGCCGCCGGCTTCGAGGTACGCCAGCAGATCATCTGGGTCAAGAAGGTCGCGAGCATGGGCTGGGGCGACTACCGCTGGAAACACGAGCCGATTCTCTACTGCCACAGAGTCGGAAGCAAGCTCAACTTCTACGGCGACCGGAAACAATACACGGAGTGGACTGAGGAACCGACGGATGCGGAACTCCTTAAGGCGCTCCGCGCACAGGTCACCAAGGACGAGGCAGGCGCGAGCACCGTCTGGCGCCTGCATCGAGAGAGCAAGTACGACCATCCGACGCAGAAACCCGTCAAGCTGGTGAGCATTGCGATCCGCAACAGCTCCAAGCGCGACGACATCGTCCTCGACCTCTTCGGCGGCTCCGGCTCAACGCTGGTCGCCGCAGAGCAGCTCAACCGGCGAGCCTTCACCATGGAGCTCGACCCGAAGTACGTGGACGTCATTATTAAGCGCTGGGAGTTGCTGACCCAGCAAAAAGCGAAAAAGTTATGAGTAAAAAACAAGACAATACCCGCGAGAAGCACTTCGAGATCGTGGGCTACACGCTCCACGGCGTGCGCGTGCTCGTCGAGATCGACTACGACAAAGGCACCATCAGCCTGCTCGACCAGCCGCAACGCAACGCGACCAAGAAGTGGGTCTTTGCTGGCCGGAGCCTCGGATACATGGCGGGCTGGCGCAATATCCTCAAAGCGATGGAATACGCCATCACCCGGGCAGAGTTTGAGTTGCAGCAACACGTAGATGCCGAGAAAAAGGCGCATGCGTCACTGGCTCGCAAGGTAATGGGTGAGATAGCAAAAGAAAAATAAGTATGGAAAAGAAGCCTATACCGCCAATCATCGCAGCAATGGGAGCGGCAAACCTCGGCTCACTAATCGATGACATCCGCGCGGACAAGACGAAAATACTGCTCCGCGAGCAGGACGGAAAAGAGAGTGACGTCACCGGACTCATGATTGCCTTCCTCGACTACGCAAAAAAAGGTCTCGTGCTGACAGCGACTGGAAAAGTTGATGAGGAGAACGAGAAAATGCGAACCGAATAAAACCATGAGAAACCTCATCATCAAAGGAGACCGCGCCGTGCTCGACCACCTGACGCAATACGTGCGCCGGTGGATCGAGCGACACGACGAGAAAAAGCACGCCATCGACTTCATGATCCGCTTCGAGTGGGTCCAGTTCGCCGGCCTCATCGTCTGGGCGATAGCGATACCGGCGGCACTCTACGTCGTCGAGGGCAACACATTCGGCGCGGTGGTGCAGGTGGTCGTCTGGTCGATGCTGGCCGTGATGGAGTGGATGGGCATACAGTACACGACCAACGTCCTCAAGCCGCAGCACGACCTCTTCTGGTCGTTGCGCGAGGAGCCGAGCTACGTCAAGATGCACGCCGAAGTGCTCGATGAGGTATTCGTCCGCACGCGCCGCAAGAGGCTCGAGACCCACGTCTTCATCATCGGCTTAACCGGCCTGCTCTTCCTCGTCTCGCACTTCGCGCTGAGCGATGCACCCAACAACATGGTGTGGCAATACCTCTTCGTCAACGCGATCGCCAACCGCCTCAAGGGATACCTGCTCTTTGTAAACGACATGGAGCCGCCCAAAAGCAAAAAGAAAGCGAGCGAAGCCATCAGCGAGATGCTCGCGCAACTCTGGGCAGACCTCGTCGGCGGCTTCGCCCCGACGCCGGCTCCCGCATTCGCGACAAAATAATTATGGCCGTCACGATCATCTACCCCGAAGTGCACAATCTCCTGCTCAAGGGGCGCGTCCCGAGCAAGAAAAACAGCAAGCGACGCATCCGCCGCGGCAACGCGACGTACATGGTGCCCAGCGAAGCGCACGAGGCATGGCACGAGGAGCAGATGATAGCCCTCCGGTATCAGTGGCCGTCGAAGCTGACGATCACCAAGGCGCAGAGCGTGGAGATCATCTTCTACCCGCCCGACCGCCGGAAGGCCGACCTGAGCAACAAGGCCGAGAGCGTCATGGACCTGCTCGTCGATGCCGGCATCTTGGCCGACGACAGCTGGTTCGTGGTGCCGACGCTGACGCTCATCCGCGCGGAAGTCTCGCCAAAAGACCCGCGCGCCATTATCAAAATAACGATGGAGTTATGAAACCAAAAGAAAGGATGACCAACAAGATCGCCTTCTGCTGGGGGTGCTTCGCACCGCTCACCGGCGACAAGACAATGTTCTGCACCGAGACGTGCGCGGCCACCTACGGCAAGCGCCAGAGCAACCGCGACCTCGGCTGGGTGAAGGTGTGGGTCTACTGCAACAAGGCCATGCTCAACGTCGCCATAGGCGAGGGCATCTGGCCGCACGAGATGAGCGCCTTCATCCACACCGGCAACGACATGACGTGCGTGGCGCTCTTCGACCAAAAGCCCTTCTTCGACATCCCCGACTCGCAGGCCAGCGTCTACGACGCCTACTACCGCGAGATTGCGCCGTTTGAGGCCGAGGCGAGCCTCGAGCCGCACAACCCGACCGAGATGCGCGACGAGGGCATACTGAGCTACCTCTGCGACCACTTCGGCATCCGCACCGAGCGCGACATCGCGCGCGCGATACCCGAGCTGGTGCGCCTCGAAGGATTAAAAGACCCGATAGAGCTCTTCAACACCCTATGAGCCGGCAGATGACGATAGCGATGGACTACCCGCCGAACTTTGCCGACCTCATCGCGGCAGGGTTTGAGCCGGGCAAAGGCGCCATCTTCACCTACGGCGACGTTATCTACAACCCCGATCAGGTCGAGATCGACGGCGCATTGCTGGCGCACGAGACGCGCCACGCAGAGCAACAGGCGGAGATGGGTATACCCGAGTGGTGGGAACGCTGGAAGCTCGACCCCGCATTCCGCGCCGAGCAAGAGGCGCAAGGCTACGGCAGGCAGTACCACTACGCCTGTGCGGTGCACAAAGACCGCAACGCACGCGCGCGCTACCTCTGGATCATCGCCGGCCACCTCACGAGCGGCATGTACAAGCTGACGATGAGCCGCAGCGACGCGACCGCCGCGATTATCAAGCGCTCAAAATGACACTCGCATGCGAAAGGACATCGAGGAGATACGCCGGCTCAAGCAAGAGGGGCACGACATCATCGACCGCCTCGTCCGCCTCCACGTACCCCGAAACACGGTATACCTGCGTCTTGCGGCTAAGCTCGGCCTTAGAGAGCCTGCCGCGCACTTCCAAAACATCTTCACGGCGCGCGAATGCCGCAACGCGATAGCCGCCCTCGAGGAGATCGAGCGCGAGCGACGCCAGCAGATACGCGACAACCGCCGGCGCAAGCAGGAAGCGAAAGCGGAGCGCGCACGCAAGGAGGCAGAGCGCAAGACAGCAGAGGACGCATACAACGCACTCCCATGGTGGAAAAAGATATGGAAAAAACTCACAAGAAAATCCTAGACGCCTGCTGCGGGAGCCGCATGTTCTGGTTCGATAAAAAGAACCCGCACGCGCTCTACGTCGACAACCGCACCATGGCCCCGAAAAAGCAGACCAACGGGGCCACCATCACCGTGGCACCGGATGTCGTCATGGACTTCCGAAAGCTCGACCTGCCCGACAACACCTTCGCCCTCGTCGTCTTTGACCCGCCGCACATTTTCAAGCGCGGCGGCAAAGAGAGCTGGATGAAGGAGAAGTACGGCGAGCTCGACCGCGCGACGTGGAAGGACGACCTGCGTGCCGGCTTTGCGGAGTGCCTGCGCGTGCTCCGGCCGGAGGGCACGCTGATATTCAAGTGGAGCGAGTTCGACATCCCGCTCAAGGACGTGCTGGCGCTCGCGCCATGCAAACCGCTCTTCGGCCACCCGAGCGGCAAGCAGAGCAAGACGCACTGGGTGGCGTTTATGAAGCTATGAAATACTTCTCAACATTCACCGGCATTGGAGGCTTCGAGCTCGGGATACTATTAGCGCATGTGGAGATCACTGAGCGAGGTGCGAACGCCGGAAGCGAAGCGCACCCGGGCGGCAAACCTGCGCCAAGGAAAGGACTGGTCGCCGAGAAGGGGCAAGGAGATGCGCGCGCGCCGCGAGGACGTCGCAAACTGCCTCACCGGATCGATAACGAGGGAGCACCTGCTTGCGTGGGATTCTCTGAGGTCGATCGGTACGCAGCGCAAATTTATCAGCAACACTTCCCTACGCATAAAAATTATGGAGACATCACCAAAATCGACGCTACCGCTCTTCCCGACTTCGACCTGCTCGTTGGCGGATTTCCGTGTCAGGCTTTTAGCATCGCTGGAAAGCGGGGCGGGTTTGCCGACACCCGAGGTACTCTCTTCTTCGACCTTGCGCGAATACTGCAGGCGAAGCGGCCTCGATTATTCCTGTTTGAAAACGTTAAAGGACTGCTCAGTCATGACGGCGGCCGCACTTTCCGCACCATCATCGCCGCGACTGCAGAGCTGGGGTACGACGTCCAATGGCAGGTGCTTAACAGCAAACATCACGGAGTCCCCCAGAACCGAGAGCGCGTCTTCATTGCAGGACATCTTAGAGGCACGCCCCGACCCGAAGTATTTCCTCTCCAAGAAGCAGATGAGCCACATCCTGCGGCCGGCGCGCATGGACAAAAAGTTCGCGACACTGCATCTACCCTCACCGCGCGGCAATACGCCAACTGGGGCGGCAACTTCGTCGTCGGCACGCTCCGCACGCACAAGGACGGGGAAGGCTTCCGCGAGATGAAAGGGGGAGTGGCACCGACTCTCAACGCACGGGCGCGCCAAGACGGTAGCCAACAGCCGGTGATCATCGCGCGCAACCAGCGCGGCGAAGTGCGCGAGATGCCGATAAGCGGCTCACTCGCCGCAACCAAAAGCTCCAAGCAATTCTCGTACCTCGTCCAGCGAGGCCGAGGCAAAAACAAGGGCGGTACCCACCTAAACGCCCCTACGCTGACCGGCAAGAGCTATCAGGACAATAACCACGTCGTGAGCGTCGCAAAGCGCGGGAGAGCCAACGGTGCGCGAATGGAGGCACGAAAGGACGGCATCGCCGGAGCACTCCGCACTGGAACGGGAGGGTCGAGCACGCCGACCATCGCCTACACCCTGAAAGCGCGCGCAGATAGCGGCATCGACAAGAAGCACCCGCAGACGCTGGTCGTCGAAACTGCGGGGGGGGGGGGCAACTCAAAGTGCCCGAAGCGACAAAGCAAGGCTACGCGATCGCAAAGGAAGGAGACAGCATAAATCTAACCGCCATGAACTCTAAGACGCGCAGAGGCAGAGTAGGGAAGGGAGTAGCCCAGACGCTCGACACAGGCATGCAACAGCACACCCTGCAGGGTGCTCGCATTCGCCGGCTTACACCGATCGAATGCGAGCGCTTGCAAGGCTTCCCAGACGGATGGACGGAGGGGGTGAGCGACACGCAGAGGTACAAGACGCTGGGCAACGCAGTCACGGTGAACGTGGTGCGCGACGTGATGATCCGCATGCTCGGTGCAGATGCAGACGGCAGGTAGTAAGATGATGAAATACCTATGAGTCAAGCCGCGAACACACCAAACCACATGCCGGAACCTGCGGATATCTCGCGTAAGGGAGTCTTTGACCGCACCCTCTACGAAAAGTTTGTCTGGTGGTACGCGCTCCCTTTCTACGACAAAACGAGGGAAGGCCTCGAGACGCAAAAGGCATTCGCCGACTTTTACAAAATCCACGAGGATACACTGACACGCTGGACTAAGCGCCGAGACTTTGAGAGCAGCGTGAGCGAGCATATCCGAAGCTGGATAAAAGCGCGCAAGCCCGACATCGTCGCGGCAATCTACACCGCCAGCGTCAACAAGCTCAACCCGCTCGCGCAGATGCTCTGGCTCAAGGCGTTCGAGGGCTTCACCGAAAAGACGGAAGTCACCCAGACGCAAAAAGTGGAGATCACACCTCGCGACATTCGTTATATAATAAACGCGCTACCAAACGCTGAACAGCGCCAAAAATTCTATGGATACCTCGGAGAGATCAATGACGCAGCAATCGAAGCTCGCCGCAGCGGTGGGTTTGACGACGGTGATATCCCAGACGAACTTGAGGAGCGTCTACTCCTTGAGACCGATCAGCATGCACCGGAGCTATCCCGGGCGCCAGCCGATGAAGTGGCCGAAGGCGATCCGCAGTGCTTACGCCGCGATCTGGAATGGAGGGCATCAACGTATCATCATCAAAGCACCGCGCGGTGGTGGTAAGAGCAAACTGCTCGGCACCGTCGGCTTCGACCTCTGGTATTTGAAAGGACGCAAGGTGGTGACGATGGGCGGCTCGCAGGTGCAGGCCGAGATCGTCTACGGATATTTTCAAGACTACTGCGAAATGGACCCGAGCGTGCACGAGAGCATCGAGGGCAACGTCACCGCGAGCAAAACGACCGGCTGGAATCAGAACGACTTTTCATGCGTCACCGCCAGCCCGAAGCAGGTGCGCGGCAAACACCCCGACGTCTTGATCAGCGACGAAACCTGCGAGACCAGCGACGAGCTCATCGACTCCGCGCTCCCGATGGTCAACGACAGCAACTTCCCGCTCGTCATCATGGCGAGCACTTTTCACAAGATATTCGGCAGGTTTGCCGAGACGTGGGACGACGCTGTGGAAAAGGGATACCATCGCATCCAGTGGGACATCTTCGACGTGTGCCTGCCCTTTGAGCTTTCGTTCTGGCAGCGCGAGGACGTGCGCAATATCTCCGGCATCGACACGCTGCGCGCCTTTGCCGGCAACCGCACCGGCGATCCGGAAGGCTGGATACCGATCGAGAACATCGTGCAGGCATGGCGCGAGAAACCGACCGCCGACTGGTTCGAGGTCGAGTACCTCGGCAGCAAGCCGAGCGCGAGCGGGCTCATTCTCAAACCCGAGGATGTTGACAGTGCGGTGTACGATGACACAAAAGAAACGTGCTACAATTTTACGCAAGGAGCAGCCGCGGTGCTCGGCATCGACTGGGGCTTCTCCACAATGACCGCCGTCGTTGAAGTGATGGCGATGACGGACGGGATCGTCGCGGTAGTCGACAACAAGAACTACCACGAGGAAAAGCTCTCGAGCATCATTGTGGAGATAGTCAAGAAGGTCGAGGCACACGGCATCCGATATATTTATGCAGACATCGGCAGCGGCAATTTTGCAAACCCAGAGCTGCGCAATGCGCTCGCTGCTAAAAACATCGGGTGCGAAGTTATCGACGTCAACTTCGGCACGGAGAAGTTCGGTAAGCCGGGCGGCCCGGGCGAGATCGGCACGGTCGGCATGCTCGGCAACCTTCGCGCTTACTTCGAGCAGCGCCGCATCAAGATGCCCAAGCGCTTCCGCGATGCCTACTACCAGCTCAAGAATTACCGATACCAAGAGGGAACGGACAAGCCGGTCAAAAAGGACGACCACATTCCCGACGCTCTCATGTGCGCGCTCAAGCATTGGAGCATCGCCGTCAAGATGCGCGTGCTCCACGTGCAGGGCGAGCTCACCGAGATCGCAACGCCGGCCCGAACTGCTGAGCAGCAGAACACGGCGCACTATTCTCCAGCGCTCGAGATGCGCGGCGACACGCCGATCACCTCTGGCGATTTAGATAAGGAATTTTGATACCCATGGAAATAAAAAACACAGGACTCACCGCTGACAGCCTCCGGTTCCTCGAGCCGAGCGAAACGGGCGTGCCGATCAGCATCCAAAAGAACCTGCAAAAGACAGCGCCCTCGCACTCGCTCGAGAGCAGCCAGCCGCGCCAAGAAGCCGGCGACTCCGGCACGCGGATACTCCACGGCATCATTACCGAGGAGTACCTCGGCGAGCTCCAAGGCATCCAAGGCATCGCTATCTACGACAAGATGCGCAAGAGCGACGGCACCGTGCGCGCCGCGCTGCTCGCATGCACGCTGCCGATCCGCCGCGCCGAGTGGTTTATCAAAGAAGCCGGCGACTCCCCTGCTGCAAAAGAGCAAGCGGAGTTCGTGCGCCACGCGCTCTTCGACTGGATCGAGGACATGGCATGGGACGACATCCTCCGCCAAGCGCTCCTGATGACCGCATTCGGCGTGATGCTCTTCGAGAAGGTCTACGGCACGTACAAGTTCGAGGGCAAGACCTACGTCACGCTCCAGAAGTTCGCACCGCGCCTGCCTAAAAGCATTTTGATGTGGGAGCTCGCCGACCGCACCTTCGGCATCCAGCAGATCAGGCAGGACGGCGTGCTAGCCCAGATACCGGGCAGCAAGCTCGCCATCTTCGTCAACGAAAGGGAAGGCGACAACTGGTGGGGCACGAGCATGCTGCGATCGGCGTACCAGCACTGGTACCGCAAGAGCAAGTACTACGCGATCGACGCGCTCGGTTTCGAGCGACAGGCGCTCGGCGTCCCGTTCGCCAAGATGCCGCAGGGCTACACCGAGAACGACGAGAAGCGCGCCGAAAAGGTGCTGAGCAACCTGCGCGCCAACCAGCGCCAGTTCCTCGTGTTCCCGAACACGATGGAGGTAGGCTTCCTCGACATGAACGCGCGCAGCACGCGCGATCCGTCGACGGCGATCGAACACCACAACAAACAAATCCTGCAAAGCGTCCTCGCCCAATTCCTCGAGCTGGGCCAGAGCAAGGCGAACAGCGGCAGCCGCGCGCTCTCGCAGGACCACAGCGACCTCTTCCTCAAGAGCATGGAAGCGCTCGCCAACACGATCATAACGGTGATAAACCGCGACGTGATCCGCGAGCTCGTCGACCTCAACTTCAACAACGTCGAGGCGTATCCCGTGCTCGACTACAACGGCATCGCCAAGGCCGACATCACCGCCGTGGGCACCGCATACGCGCAGCTCGTTACGGCCGGAGCGATCACGCCAACGACCGACGACCAGCAATACATGCGCACGCTCCTCGGGCTTCCTCCGCTCACGCAGGAACAGATCGACGAGCAAGCCGAGGATGAGCCGGACGAGGAGAGCCTCGACGATCCGGCACCGGATGAGGATAGCGGCAACGACGACGTCGAGGACGCTGCAGGCGATGCTGACGACGAGGACGCTGCGACCAAAGGCAAAGGAAAAAAGCCGGCGGTGAAACCGAAGCCGAGCAAGGGCAAGAACGGCAAACCGTCCACGCCCGAGAAACCGCCCAAGCCGCAACCGCAGCAGCATGCGCACACGCACGACCACGGCACGCGCCTCAAGCGGACGTTCAACGTCGCCGAGGGCTTCGCCAGCTGGCGGCCGTTGACCGCGAGCGAGACGAAAGTCGACTGGGGCAAGATGCAGGAAATGATGGACAAGCTGCAGGACGACTTCACCGGACCGGCGAACGACGCGCTCACGAAAGCAAAGACCGACTACATGAGCAAGGTGCACGACCTCTTGACGACGGCGGACATCGCCGGCCTCGCAGCCCTCACGATCACCTTCGAGAAAAAGTACAAGGACATCCTGACCACCGCGATGACGCAGGCACACGCCTACGGACGCAGCACGGCGACGCAGGAGCTCGGATACGGCGCGCGCCCGGGCGCTTCGCAATCAGACCTCGCGACGATCGACATGCTCGCTGACGCCATCGCCAGCAAGACCGCAGCGGACTTGAACGCGACCGCAAAGATCGCGATCGCAAACGCCGTCAAGAGCGGCAAGCCCGCACTGCAGGCAGCCGGCCAGATCGACAAAGACCTCGACGACGCGATCGACCAGAACATAACCGACACTGCGAACATCCTCGTGGGCCAAGGCATCAACAACGGACGCAACGCCGTCTTTGACCGCAACAAGGACGACATTCACGGCCTGCAGCGATCGGAAATACTCGACGACAAAACGTGCAACTTCTGCATCAGCATGGACGGAAGGGTAGTCGACGCCGACGACGAGTGGGGCAGCACCGACATCTTCCACAGCAACTGCCGCGGCATCTGGGTCGCGATCCTCAAGGACGAAGTGAATCCCCCGCCAGTGGACGGCGTGCCGGACAACGTCGGTGCCTACTACGGCGGCCAGACCAACGAGCTCGTGCAGCCGAAAGCGCCGATCACGAAGCCCGGGTCGCTCGCAGAGCAGTACGTCAAGCGACAGGCACTCGCAAAGGAATAGGACGTCCCAAGCACGACGGTAAAAGGCCTGTTCCTTGAAAGGAGGATCACGTGGTACAACCGACACCACTCCACCACGTCAACGGCGGAGAACCGGCCCTTGGCGTTCAATGCTCGAACTGCGGCACATGGCTCGGAGCCGAGCGCTGCGTCGCGTCCTCGCCAAGCGGCACGAAGTTCTTCTGCAAGCAGGAGCAGGGCGACAACCCCGCCGACTCCTGCTACCTGCAGTGGAGACGCCGCTGCAACTGATACCGGCAATGCCCTACGCAGCCGGACAACTCACACCCCGCCGTTGCTGCGGGGTGCCTTTTTGATACAATGAACGACAGCGGTTAAGAGCGAAAGCTCTTTACTCACCGTGGTGCAGTCATGAGTTCCTCCGGCTTCGCCGGAGACTAAGCTGGAGACCGGCACAAGGTCGAGCGTTCAAACGTCATGCGCACGCGACGCTCACCGCTCGACCGACTGGGGCTGACTTGGCTTCGATCGTTTGATGCTCTTTCACAATGCGATGCATGAGCGCCCGACCTCAACAAGCGGGCACACGACAAATGCGAAAGCAACTGTCTCCCAGTTCTTCCCGACCGTCGCGTCCTTACGGACGCCAGCGTTCGCGTAGAGCTGCGTCTCCACCGACAGATACGGCTGGTATCGGTGGCGGCGTGATCACGAGCCGTTGGACGACCGAGCTGCTCGAGGCGTCCGTCAAACAAAACGCAGCACCGTAGTTAAGGGCTATTCATACGCCTGCCGGTCTTCCGGCCAACCGATCGGAGCGAGGTCTGAAAAGCCTCACCGACAACGCGCCGGCGCGCAGCCGGATACGCATCGTAGACGTTGTGAACGAGAACAAGCGACACGCGGGTTCGATTCCCGCCAGCTCCACCATGAAGCGAAAACAAAAGTATTTGCAATTGGCTGCCGTGCGACATGAGGTCATCGGCGGCACACTCCACATCAACACTATTTCGATGGAAGAAATGTACAACATAAGACGCAGAGTTTCGTGTGATACCTTCCGACGACTATTCGGTGGGTACCTCGAGGTGAAGCTCGTACCGAAGCGCGCATGAAGGTAGAGCCGATGACCGCGGGCGGAATCACCTACGTGGCCTTCAAGTGCCCGGGCTGCAACACACTGCACCAGATACAAACGCCGCGCTGGACGTGGAACGAGTCGCTCGATCGACCGACATTCACGCCGTCGATACTCGTGATGTGGGAAGCGAACCCCGACGCGATTGAAGGGTTCGAGGAGTGGAGAAAAGCACGACGCTGCCACTCGTTCGTTACCGACGGCCGGATACAATTCCTCAGCGACTGCACGCACGCACTCGCAAACCAGACCGTCGACCTGCCGGAACTCGACTGAATATCCACAACTTGACTTCACGCACTCTCCACTGGGTGCTATCATTGCGGCATGACGAAGCACGTCCAGTTCGCAGAGTGGAGCACAAAAGAAAAGAACGACCTTCCCGACTCCTCGTTCGCGTACATCGAAAAAGGCGGCACCAAAGACAGCGACGGCAAAACGACGCCGCGATCGCTGCGCCACCTGCCGTACAAGGACGCTGACGGCAAGGTAGACCTGCCGCACACGCGCAACGCACTCGCCCGCTTGGACCAAACCGAAGGCATCCCCGAAGGCGAGAAGGCGGCGATCCGCACCAAGCTCGAGGCCGCGCTCAACAAGGCACGCGCGAGCTCGAAGTACGTCGGCGTGTTTCCGTTCGAGTTCGACGACAGCACCGCAGCGGGACAGATTCCTCAGTGGATCCACCTCATCCCGATCGGCGCGTGGGATCACGACGCCTACGGGCCGATCGTGATAAGCCCGCGCGACATCCAGCAGTTCGCGCAGAACTTCAACGCGAACCTCCGCAAGGGCGTTTTCATTACTGCCGGCCACGAGAACATGAGCGAGCTCCCAGCGCAGGGGTGGATAACTCAGGTGCAAGCACGCGACACTGGTCTCTGGGGCATGGTAGACTGGACGCAGCTCGGGAAAGAAACTTTGAGCGACAAGCAATACAAGTTTTTCTCGCCGGAGTTTTACCTCGAATACGCCGATCCCGAAACGCACGAGGTATACCAAAACGTTCTCACTGGAGGCGCGCTCACTAAGAGCCCGTACTTCAAGGAGCTCGAAGCGGTAGTGTTTTCGGACAAAAACTTAATCAACAAATTTAGCGATAAAAATATGAACATCGCAGACATTCTCAAGAAGAAAAAGGGCGAGCGCACCGCCGAGGAAAAAGACTTCCTCAAAAAGCACAAGGACGAAATGTCCGAGGCGCAAAAGACTCAGTACGCTGAGGACTCGAACGACGACGACGAATCGGACGAGGATCAGGATGGCGACGACGACGACACCAAAAAGCGCAAGGCTGCAAAGCGTGCGTCCAAAAAGGCTGCGTCGGAGAAAGCCGAAGGCGACGCGAACGAGGCCAAGGGTCTCAACCGCGACGGATCGAAAAAGCTCGTAGCCGACGAAAAGGGCAACGTGCAGATCAGCGCAGCCGAATACGCAGCCCTCAAGGGGCAGGCGGACAAGGGCGCTTCCGCATTCGCCGAGCTCGAAAAGGCGAAGCTCAACACTGCGGTCACCGCACTCGTGATGAGCGAGAGCAACAAAGCGGGCCGGTTCTTGCCGAAAAGCGAGGACACGATCCGTTCCTTCATGCAGACACTCAATGACGACCAGCGCAAGGTGTTCGCCGACTTGATCGGCCAATTGCCGGACGCGAAGGTCTTCAAAGAGGTGGGCGACACCGGCGCAGGCGCTGGTGCAGGCACCGTCGAGAAGGAGCTCGACATGAAAGTCACGGCGATCATGGCAAGCGACAAGACCCTCAAGTACTCGGACGCGCTCAAGCGAGCGTTCTCGGAGAACGACGGGCTCGAGAAGCGCTACCGCGACGAGCTGGTGGCTTCGCAGAAGTAATTTACTCAACAACTAACCTTAAAATTATATGTCCGTAGCAGTAAGAGATTTTGAGAAGTCCTTCGTTTCGACGGGCGACCTCTCCGCAGCGGAGTTCGTGATCGTGAAAATCTCGACGACGGTAGACCAGAACGTGGTCATTGCCGCCGCCGCGACCGACCCGATCATCGGAGTCCTCCAGAACAAGCCGAAGGCAGGTGAACCGGCCGTCGTCCGTTGGGGCGGCAGCACGAAGGTCATCGCCGGCGGAACGATCACCGCAGGCGACTGCGTGACGAGCGATGGCAGCGGCCACGCGATCACCACGACCACCACGGGGAACGTCATTCTCGGCCGCGCGCTGCAAAGCGCCGTCTCGGGAGACATCTTCGAGGTCGCGCTCTCCGGTCCGTTCAGCTTCCACCTCTAAGCCTTACCAATTTTTAGAAACCTATTAACTTAAAAAACTACCATGGCCTTAACTGAAAGAGACGTAGTCGTCGACCCCGCGCTCTCGAACGTGTCGATCAAGTACACGAACGACACCTTCATCGCGGACGTCCTCCTGCCGATGCTCAAAGTAGCAAAGCAGACGGGCAAGTACTACGTGTACGACCAGAGCAACCTCCGCATCGACAGCACCGATCGTGCTGCCGGCGCTCCCGCTAACGAGATCGACTTCGGTGTCGCTCCGACCGGCGTCTTTGCAACGACCGACCACGCGCTGAAAGGCTTCGTGTCGGACGAAGTGCAGGATCAGGCGGACGCAGCATTGAATCCGCTCGTTGACGAAGTCGAGACGATCACGGAGAAAATGCTCCTCGACCGCGAGCAGAACGCGGCGACCTTGCTCTTCAACACGAGCAATATCACCAACAACACGACGCTGTCCGGCACTTCCCAGTGGAGTGACTACGACAACTCGGATCCGATCGGCGACGTCCGCACGGCTCGCATCAGCGTGCACCAGAACACCTTCAAGCTCCCGAACACCCTCGTGCTCGGCAAGCAGGTGTACGACGTCCTCATCGACCACCCTGCGATCATTGAGCGCATCAAGTACTCGGAGCTCGGCATCGCCACTCCTGAGCTCTTGGCGCGCATCTTCCAAGTCGACAAGGTGATCGTCGGATACGCCGGCAGCAACACCGCCAAAGAGGGTCAGACGACCTCGCTCGGCTACATCTGGGGCAAGTACGCGCTCGTCGCGTACATCGCGCCGCAGATTCGCCTCCGCATGGTCACCCTCGGCCTCACCTTCACCTACAGCCTCCGCCAAGCGAAGCGCTGGAGAGAGGAGGACCGCGAAGGAACGTACGTCCGCGTCGGCAACGACAACTACGTGCAGCTCCTCATTGCGGCAGCTGCGGGCTACCTCATTGCAGCGGCAGTAGCCTAACCATTAGCCGCGCGAAAGCACCCCCGAGTCACCACTCGGGGGCATGCGGCGAAACCTAACCGCACATCAACATGGCAAAAGATATTCAACGAATCAAAATGGTCCGCGGCGACTATAAGTACCGCCGCAACGCCAACGGAACCAAAGTGGAGTCCGGCGTTTTCATGCCCCGCGTAGCGGTCGGCATCTTTGACACTGCAGGCAACGACAGCTCGGGTGTCTCCAACAAGACGGCCGCAGCGCACGGCATGGGCGTCTACATCCCGAAAGGAGCGATCGTAACTGCCGCATGGTACGAGGTCGTCACGACCTTCGCATCGACCGCAGGCGGATCGAACCTCGCAACCGTCGCCCTCTCGCTCGTGAACGCTGGCGACCTCGTCGTCGGCATCGCAATCAGCGACGCCTCGACGCCGTGGACTGCCGGCATGCACGGATGCCTCCCCGGTAACCCCGCGGAAGCGACCGTAGCAGGCGACACGGGCCTTCTGGCGGCCGCGCGCATGGCAGCGACCTTCATCGGGCCGGTTACCGCAGAGAAGGAACTCGTCGCAACGGTCGGCCTCCACGCGCTCACCGCAGGCAAGCTTATTCTGTACGTCCAATTCGTGCAGGGCATCTAAGCCATAAACGAAAAAACACCATGAACAAAATACTACTCGTACTCAAAAACCTCCGGCACGACGGCGAGGACCTCGCAGTAGGCTCGCTCTTCGAGGCACCGCTCGAAGGCTTCCAAGGCCTTGTCGACATGGGCGTGCTTCGCGTCGTAGAGGGCGCAAAAACCCTCGAGGAAGCAGAGCAGATCGTGAAGTCGCAGGTCGCAACGAACGCGTCGAAAGCCACGCCCGCAGCAGCCGCGCCCGAGGACAAGTTCAAGGCAGCGCCGAATAAGCCTGTCGAAACTGCTCCGGCGCCCGAGGCCCAGACGACCGACGCAGAAAAGCCGCAGGAAACGACTGACACCAGCGCGGAAGCGCCCGCAGTCGGGACCGGCGACGTGGCACCAGCGCCAGAGGATAAGGGCGACAACCTCTAACCGTATGAACCGCAAACTCAAAATAGCAGCCGTCACCGCAGCGATCCTCGCAGGCATCAGCCTCGGGAGCGTTGCGTTTGCCGCCAGCTACTTCTCGGGAACGGTCCAGACGGCAACGGCAACCTCGACGCCTGCGTACATGACCCCGGGCACCGCGACGACCACCCTCGTATTCAACACGCTGACGAGCACGAGCGTCGCCACGGCGACTCCGAGCAACAGCAGCAACACGCCGAAGGCCGACTTTGTCGACCTCCTCGTGCAGCTGCAGGGATCGTCCACGGCAGCCGACCTGCACATCGGGTACGAATACTCGCAGGACGGCCTCGACTGGTACCAAGACTTCCTGCCGCAGGGCGGCTACTCGACCACGACGCAGACGCAGACGCCCGCGCTCGACTCGATCAGCGTACTTGCTGCTTCGACGACCTATGACGGAACCGGCAAGACCAACTTCGACAACTTCGTCGTGAGCGTTCCGGTACCGACCAAGGACGTGCGCATCGTCTTGACTCTCACCGGAGCAAACGCAGCGGTGTGGGCACAAGTGATCCCCGTTAAAACGCAGTAGTGTATAATTATCAGTAACCAAAACCACCATGGCCGCAACATTCAACTTCGCAGAGGACAACGGTGCATCGAGCGGCTCGCCCGCCCGCGGCACCACCACCAACACGACGGTGACGACGTGCAACTGGAAAAACCTCGACGATGCGACGACCGCGTACAGCTCGTACCCGATCACGGCAGGCAACAACAGCTACGCCAAGTACCAATACGGCTACTTCTCCGGCACGTTCAACTCGATCAGCGCCGGACTCTGGTCGCCGCACACGGCACCCTCCGGAGCACTCGCAACGGGCTTGACGCTGAAGGGCAACGTCAGCACGACGTACACCACGCCCGCGACGACGGCAATCTCGGGCTCGACCGACTACACGACCGCAGTGGCGATCGGATCGGGCGCGACGGTGCTCTTCGCCAACAACACGAACCCTTCGACCGGCTCGCCGACGTCGTCCACGACGACCAACCCGAGCGCGACGCAGTGGCTCATTACCCAGCTCCAGACCAGCTCCAGCGCATCGCCGGGCGACATCGCCTCGATTACGCTCACGCTGCAATATAACGAAAACTAACCATGACACCGATCACAAAAGAACAGTTCGACGCCTACCTCGCGGCACACCCCGAGGAGAAAGCGCCGGCATTCCTCGCTGACTACAACGAGGAGACCGACGGCGAGATCACGTACAACGTCGACCACAACGGCGACCTGCTCGTGGAATGCGCGACCTCAAAGCGCTTCACGAAGTTCCCGTGGCCTGCGCAGGGCGGATCCGTCTAGCCTCGCTACCAGCTAACCGCAGCAATTCCATGCCGCTAAAATACCTCTTCACAGCAACGTTCGCCGATGGCAGCAAGCTCGTCCAAACGCTCGAGGACCAATCGGTCCTCGAGCCGGACAAGCGCAGCGCCTTCTTCGACGTGCTCGCAAAAGCAAAGCAGACACCCCTCGTCCGGTTTGAGCTCACGGAAGGGGAGCAAACATACGCAGTAGACCTCACCGACGGCCACTTCGAGCACAACGGAGTGGTCTTCGCCGTGAGCGACGGCCTCGATCCGAACGAGGCGCAGAACCTCGCCGGCGCAACGCGCGAGATTGTATTCTGGCGCCGGCACTCGCACGAAATTCGGATGATGGACGGCGTAGAGCTCGGGCACAATGTCCGCTACGACCTCGGCTGGCAGGCCAACGTCAACGGCAAGAACGTCCAGCGCCTCATTCACTTCACCTAACGACGCGCAATAAGGCGGATTCCACCGCCGCGCGAGTCGCCGGGAGCATTCAAGCTCTATGGCAACAAAACTTTACCTTCTCAACACGACGAACATAACCTCCCCGTCGGCATTGGCGGCAGGGAGTCTTTCTGCTGCATGGCCGGCCGGAAGCGACAAGAGCAGCTCGGTGCCCCCGGGCGTGCTCGACATGGGATCGTCGGCAAGCTCGACGCAAAAGACCAACAACGGCAAAACCGGAACCGTAGCGACGCTGACGTCGATGCGCTCGAACACGTGGGTGAGCGAGCCGCTGAAAGCACAGACGATCACCGCGCAGACGTGGACGCTCGCCTTTGCCGCAAACGAAAACAACACGGCGGCAAACTACTCCCTCGGCTGCTCCATTTACGTCGTCAAGCCCAACGGCACCGTGCGCGGATATATATACGACGCGACGACCGCGCTCGGGACCGCATTCGGAACCGCAGAAACAGGCATCGTCGTGACGGTTTCGGGATCAAGCGTTACCTCTGTCGAGGGAGACCAGCTCGTCGTCGAAGTGTGGGGCAGAGGCACGCAGACTGGCACCACGACTCGCACCGTCGACTTTTACTGGAACGGCACGACCGACCCGACCAACGGATCCGCAGCGTCGAGCGCAGCGTCCTACATAAGCGTCCCGCAGGCGCTCACCTTCGACACGCAGACGATCAAGACGATGACCGGCGTCGCGCACATTGCGGTGACGACCACGACGCAAACCGAGAGCGGCGTGGCACGCATCCAAAGGACTGACAACACCGACGGTGTCACCACCTCGGTCGGGCCGGTACTCCCCACCTCCGCGACCAACGACTCATCGATCGGCACTCGAACGTGGTCGAACCCGACGGACATCGAGAGCGACAACACCAACTTCGCGCAGGCCTCATCGAACTCACACTCCACCAATCAAACGTCGGAATATCTCGAAGGCTGGGGGTATGGATTCGCCATCCCGAGCAACGCGACCATCAACGGCATCGTCGTATCTATAAAGCAGCAAGACCCGAACGGCGTCTCAGGATCGGCGACCGACAACTCCGTAAAACTGATGAAAGCCGGAGTCGTCGGCGGCACCGACAAGTCGGCTGGCGCTGCGTACCCGAGCTCCCCGACCGTCGCAACATTCGGCAGCTCCTCCGACCTCTGGGGCCAAACATGGGGACCGAGCGACATCAACGCCGGCAACTTCGGCGTGGCATATTCCGCGAACCTCGCCGCCGAGGTCGACTTCTTCGCTCTAGCGAACGTCTTTTATATCAAGGTGACGGTGTACTACACCACTCCGAGCTTCACCGGCACCGCGAGGATCACGCACGTAACCAGCCAGACGATGAGCGCGGTGACGAGAATAACCGCAACGACCGTAAAGACCGAAAGCGGCGTCGCCAACATTGCAAGCGGCAGCACGCAGACGACAAAGACCGAGTCCGGAGTAGCGAGGATCACGGCCACCACCACTCAAACCGAAAGCGGCGTCTCGAGAGTGACCGCGACCACCACCAAGACGGAGTCGGGCGTTGCGAACATCAAAAACACGACCGACCAGACCGAGAGCGGCACTGCTCGCATAACGGTCACGACCACCAAGACGGAATCCGGAGTCGCACGGGTGACTGCAACGACGCTGAAAACCGAGAGCGCGACCGCGCGGATCACCGCCACCACGACAAAGACAGAGACCGGAACCGCCGACATCCTCGGCACTACGCTGCAGACCGAAAGCGGGGTAGCACGCATTGGCGAGAACACTCTGCGGACGATGAGCGGCGTGAGCCGCATTACTGCGACGACGACAAAGACGGAGAGCGCCACGGCACGCGTGACGGCAACGACGCTCCAGACGGAATCGGGCACCGCCGACATCAAAGGCACGACCACGCAGACCGAGTCGGGCACTGCCCGCATCCAAGTGACGACAACAAAGACCGAAACCGGCGTTGCTCGGGTTTCGATCGTGACCACCAAAACAGAGAGCGCAGTATCCCGAATCAGCGTCACCACTCCTAAGACCGAGAGCGCCACCGCGAGAATAACAGCGACCACGACGCAGACGATGAGCGGCAGCGCGGCGATCGACGAGAACACGCTGCGCACCGAGACAGGCACCGCGCGCATCCAGATCACCGACACAAAGACGGAGTCTGGTGTCTCGAGGATCACCGCGACGACCGATAAAACGGAGAGCGGCACTGCGCGCATTACGGCTACCACCACTCAGACGGAGAGCGGAACCGCGAGCGTGCTGAACACCACCGTGCAGACGGAGTCCGGCGTGGCACGCATCCAGATCACCTCGACCAAAACCGAAAGCGGTATTGCGCGGCTTGCGATCGGCACGCTGCGGACGGAAAGCGGAACCGCACGAATCACGGTGACGACGTCCCAGACCGAAAGCGGAGTGGCGAACCTTGCCGGCACAAGCACTCGGACGGAGAGCGCGACCGCGCGCATCCAAAAGACATCAATACAGACGGAGTCCGCGACTGCCCGCATTTTGATAACGAGCACTCGCACTGAGAGTGGCGTGGCGCGGGTGACGGTGACGTCTACCAAAACCGAGTCCGGCGTGGCACGCCTCACCGCGACGACTCCGCAGATCGAGGCAGGCACCGCGCGGATCACAGCGACGACCACCCGCACGCAGAGCGGTGTTTCCCGTGTAACAGCCACCACGACGCGCACCGAGTCCGCAACCGCCCGAATCACGGCTACAACCCTCAAAACAGAGTCGGGGACGGCACGGGTGCAGGTGACCACACTGCAGACCGAGTCGGGCGTTTCACGTGTGACTGTGACGGCAGATCGGACGGAAACCGGCACTGCGCGTGTGCAGGTGACCGAGGATCGAACCGAAACAGGCGTCTCCCGCATCCAAATCACGACCACACGCACCGAAACAGGCGTCTCGAGGGTCACGACCACCTCAACGCACACAGAGAGCGCCACGGCGCGTATAACCGCAAAAACGACCAAAACCGAGGCAGGAACTGCCCGACTGACGGTCACCGTGGACCGGACGGAGAGCGGCACGGCAAGAATCGGCGTCACGACGACCCGCACTGAATCGGGCGAGTCGCGGATCCAGCAGACGAGGACTAAGACCGAGACCGGCACGGCTCGAGTGAGCGCGACGACCCTCAAAACCGAGACCGGCACGGCTGAGCTCATTGTCGTGACGACCCGCACGCAGACGGCGACGGCTCGCATCCAAGTGACGACGCAGCAGGCGATTGTCGGCAACGCCTGTATCGGGGCACCAGTCCCGCAAGGCGGCGAGCACTACGTCCTTACCAACACGCCGAACCGCACCGGACTCGACACGCCTCGGCCGGAGATCGGGCGCTCCCTCACCACGACGGAGCGCGTCGACCTGCCGCTGACGACCAAGCCGACATCCACCCTTGACACGCGAGACGCGGAGCGAACGGTGCTATAATAAAATCAACATGAAAATCCTCTACGCACCAACCGAGGACTTTATCAAAGGGCAGCGCGCGACGCTGACTGCAGGCGTCGCGGCCGGAAGCGCCGTGAGCATCCCCGTCGACAACAGCGCCGGCTTCAACGTCGACGACTACATCGTCATCGGGGCCGAGGGCAGCGACCAAGCGGAGCTCGTGCAGATCACCGCGATCGCGGACGCGAACCACGTCACCGCGACCTTGGCGCAGGCGCACTCCGCTGACGACCCGATCGTTTTCTACCGATACAACGAGCGCAAGTTCTACGGCAGCCTCACCTCCGGCGGCGCGTACACCGAGCTCACCGCATACGGAAGCCCCGCAGCGATCGGTGTTGACGACCCGCAAGGCACGAGCATCGAATACACCGGCGGCGAGGGATATATTTATTTCAAGTCGACGTACTGGAACAGCACCACTTCGACCGAGAGCAACATCGCCGACGCCAACGAGGTGCTGGCCGACGAGAGCACCCGGTACTGCAGCCTCTACCAGATACGAAAGCAGGCCGGCATCACGCAGAACCCGTACTACGACGACGGCAAGGTCGAGGACAAGCGCAAGCAGGCGGAGAACGAAGTCAACAGCTACCTGCTGAACCGCTACGTCCTGCCGCTCACTAACAGCGTCGACGCGCCCGAGGTGCCGTTCTTGATCACCCGCTGCGCATACATGCTGGCGGCCGGATACATCGACTACGAGGAGTTCGGCAGCGACGGTAACGGCGTGAAGTGGCTCGGCGAAGCGCGCGGCATCCTCAACTCGATCCAGAAAGGCACGCAACGCCTCATCGACTCGACCGGCGCGGAATTTACCGTGCAGGAAAAGACGCAGGTGCTGCGCGGCCAAGAATACCAGCCGCCGTCGCATGAGATATGGGTGGACGGCAAGCGCTTCTAGACCGCCATGCAGCTGCAATTCGTCATCGACGGGCAGGTTCAACTCTCCCGAGTTTTGCTCGGCATCAGCTCCACGATACTCGACTGGACGCCGGCATTCGCGCAGAGCGCCGAGGACCTGATAGAGGTTTTCAGCTACGACGTATTCGAGAGCGAAGGCGAGGCGATCGACGAGGTGTGGGCACCGCTCTCGCCGAAGTACGCGATCCGCAAAGAGAAAACCTACCCGGGCACCGGACTGCTCGAGGCGACCGGCCTCATGCGCGAGAGCTTCTGGTCGCTCGTGGATCCGACCAGCCTCACGATCGGCAACGCCGCAGAGTACTTCAAGTATCACCAGAGCACCGCCCCGCGCATGAAGATACCCCGCCGCGCCATGCTAAAATTGACCGAGAATATGCGCGAGCAGATCGTCAAAAACTTCCAGACGCAGCTCCTCGAGCAGAACCCTTAAAAACACTATGGCACAGCAACTCGTCGACCCAATCATAAAGCTATACTTTGACCTCATCGCCAAGAACACGAACGCGTTCAAGGCCTTTTACTACGGCGACCCGATCCGCATACCGGCGAGCTCGCTGCCGGCGATTTGCTGCAGCCGGCGCATGACGGGCGCGAAGCCCGAGGACAGCGCCAACGACCAGCACGACATGCAGCTGGTGTTCACGGTGATAACCGACATCCGCAGCGACTTCTCCGATGACGTCACCAAGGTGCCCGGATGGGCGCAGCTCTACGACATCGTCGAAGGCCGCGATCCCGCGACCCTGCTGCTCAAGACGACCAGCCTCCTCAACATCCTGCGCCACAACCGAGACGTCGCAAACAACGTCTGGACGGACATGGCGACGCCCACGCGCGTCGACTACGGCCTCGTGGCGAATAAAAGGCAGCCCGGGAACTGGTCGATCGAGGCAGCGTTAACCACAACCGTATCCCTTGTGCAATTGCGCTAGGGTGTATAATAAATTCACATATGGCAGATCAAAAAGACGACAGCCAGCAGGAGCCGAAAAAGCCGGAAGCGCAAGCTCCCGCTGCGGCTCCGATCCACCAGAACGAGTATCATTTTCCTACGCACGGCGTGACCTTCACGGCACCCTCCCTCGAGGAGGCCCGCAAAAAGCTCGACGCTCATTTAGCAAAAAATAAAAAATAACCTATGACTAAATTTATTGGCCCGCAGTACAGCATCGGCATCGGCAAGGAGAGCACGCGCGCGACTGCGGTCGCTGCGGCATACTGGATGCCGTGGTCGTCGCTCTCGATCGACGACAAGGTGAAGTTCGCAAAGGACGACACGTCCCGCGGCGTTATCGAAGGCGGCGTCGGGCAAGAGATCACGACGTTCACCTCGGAAGCGACGCTCGACGGAATTATGCTCGACCAGAGCTTCGGTCTCATTCTCAAGGCGCTCTTCGGCACCGAGACCAAGACGACGGTGGAATCCGGCGTCGACCAGCACGCGTTCAGCGTCTCGGAAAGCGCGCAGCACCCGAGCCTCACGCTCTCGGTCTACGGACCGAACGAGAGCTCCGGACTCGCCTACCCGCTCGCCATGCTCGACACGCTCGACATCGACTTCGAGCTCGACAAGTACGCGACCTACAAGGCCGTGTTCAAGGCGAACAAAAACACAGCGCAATCCAACACCGTCGCGTTCGTGAGCGAGAACCGCTTCCGCCCGCAGGACGGCCTCTTCGCCATTGCGCCGACTCTCGCAGGCGCGAACGGAACGCTCGCCGCGACCGGAACCTGCTCGAGCACCACGGCCGTCACTGGCCTCTCGATTAGCGCGACCACTCTCCTGCAGGTGGGCATGACCGTGACGGGCACCAACATCCCCGCCGGCACGACCATCTCGGCGATCGGCTCGGCAAGCGCTATCACGCTCTCGCAAGCCTCGACCGGCAGCGCAACGAGCTACACCTTCGGGCCGGCACCAGTGCAGATCAAGAAGCTCTCGCTCTCGTTCAAGAAAAACACCGAGGACGACGAGGTGTTCGGGACGCAGAGCCCGATTGACCGCCTCAACAAGGCCTTCGGTCTCAGCGGCAGCTTCGAGCTCTACTACACCGACCGCACGATGATCGACACGTACCTGCTCGGAGACCTGTACAAGGCCTTCCACGTCGCCTTCGCCAACACGAGCGTCCTCATCGGCGCGGTGTCGCACCCGACGTTCTTCCTCAACGTCGCCAAGGCGAAGCTCTCCGAGGTCGCCCGCAAGTTCGACGCCGGCAAGAACATCACGATGCAGACGGTCAAGTTCGACTGCTTCTTCTCCCTCAGCGACAGCGAGCTCTGCGACGCAGGACTCATCAACACCAACACCAGCGTTTATTAAAATTATCAAGTAAGGAATTACCATGGCAAACGAAAACAGGGCAACGGTAGAGTTCGACAGCGGAGAGCACAAGGTGGTCGCGTACACCTACTTCACCTCGCAAGAGGCGGACACGCTCGAGAAGGTGATGGTTAGCGGCATCCTCGTAGATACGCCGGATCACCCGGGGCAGGCGGTAGCCAAGCCCAAGGTGCCGGCCGAGAACCTCATCGCGTACCAGCGAGCTCGAGTGAGGGCAGGCCTTAAGACGATCGACGGATCCGCAGGCGCGGCGGCGTTCGATGACATGCCGAGCGACGAAGCGCAGCAGCTCGTCGCCGACCTGCAAAAAGCGGCACCCCGACTTTTTTTAGCGAAAAAGAGGACGCAAGATACGCCTTCGCCGTCCTCTACGAACTCGGAGACGGCAGCAACCTAACGATCGACATGCGCGTGGCACTCCTGTGCCGCGAGATGAAGTGGACGTACCAGCAGTACCTCGAGCAGCCGACGTTCTTCGTCGAGCACCTCGCGGCGATGCTGACAGCTGAGGGCAACGTCGCGCGCAAGCGCAGCGGTGCTGTACAATAAAGTTATGGATGAGAACGACCTCACAATAAATATAACCGCGATCGACGACGCGAGCAGCACGCTCAACGAGGTCGCGAGCACCGCCTCGGAAATGGGCGACACGGTGGCCGAAGCAGCCGCGGCGATCGCCGACAGCTTCGAGCAGACGGACGCGCAGCTGCAAGACCTCGTCGACGCCTCCTTCGAGGCAGCGCAGAGCTGGATGGGGTCGATGGACTCGATGGCCGAGAGCACGACGGATGCCGTCGCTGCGATGGGCGAAACGACCGAGGAGGCAGGCAACACCCTCGCCGAAAATCTCTACGGTCCGATGGACGCAGCCGGTGCCGAGATGCTCGCAACGCTGCAGGAACAGGGCGTGGCGATGGAAGCTGCGATCGGACAGCTCGGCACGATGAGCGCAGAGGCATGGGAAGCGGAGTTCGGCCCCTTGATCGGCAGCGAAATGGAGACGGACGGAGAAGCCGGCGGCAACGCATTCGGCGGCGGATTCATGAGCACTTTTAGATACTTGATGCTCGGCTACTTCGCCAACACCTTCGGATCGGACATTATCGGCGCGGTGACCGGCGCGGTGAGCGCAGCGGCCGGCACGCCCGACAAGATCGCCTCCCTGCAGGCGCAGATACAATCGCAGCAGGCCGCGATCCAGACGGCGCAGGCTGACCTCACGAAATGGAACGGCACGACCGTAGAGGTCGCCGCGGCGCACGACAAGGCGCGCGCGAGCATAGAAGCCGCGACCGTCAAGATCGCGCAGCTGAAGCTCGAGCTCGCACCGCTCGAGGCCGCATACCAAGGCGCAGCGGGAACGACCAACGCATACGACACAGCCACGCTCAAGCTCGGGGCCGACTGGCAAGGCCTGCAGGGTACGATCGGCGGCACCGTGCTGCCGACCCTCACGCAGTACTCGACGCAGCTCGACGCGATCGTGCTCGCGACGACCGCGTGGGTGCAGCAGAACCCCGCACTCACCGAGCAATTCCTCGAGTTCAGCGCCGTGATGGGCGAGATGGTGAAGCTCCTCGGCGACGCCTTGATCGGCTACGCCCTCTGGAGCATCGCGCTCAAAATCCTCGGCCCCGACCTCCTCGTGGTCGGGCAATACCTCGGCATCATAGACGCAGAGGTGACCACGATGACCGGCGGATCGCTGCTGCTTATGGCAGCCGTGATACTCGCGATCGCCGCAGCCGTCGCCGCACTCATTGTGTACTGGCCGCAGGTCAAGCAGTTCCTCGACTACTGGGGCGAAAAGACGGGAGCCTTCGAGTTCCTCAACACGCTCTGGACGGAGCTCGGGAACATTTGGAATACGATCGTCATGCCCGCGCTGCGCGAGCTCTGGACGCAGCTGCAGCCTTTGATGCCATACCTCCAGCTGGGCGCGGAAATTATAGGCGGCGTCCTCCTCGCCGCGCTCGTGATTATTGCCGTGGCGATCGCAGCCGTCGCAGCTGCGGTGCTCCTCCTCGTCGCAGCATGGGCGACGCTGGTGAGCGACCTCATAGAAAAGGTAAAGCCAGTGTTCGACGAGCTCGTGACGTGGGCGAAGCCCTTCACCGACTGGCTGAGCGAGCTCCCGAGCGCGGTCAACACCGCGATCCAAGGCGCGCTTAAATACTTCCAGCCGATCCTCGACGCCATACAAAAGCTGATAGGCCTCGTCAAAGAGATTCCCTCCGGCATCGTATCCGGCGCGGTGAGCGGACTCGCAGGCGCAGCGGGCTCGATACTCCCGGGTGGCGGACTCCTCACGAGCTTGCTCGGCAACATCCCGGGCCTCGCAGCGGGCGGCATCGTGAGCAGCCCGACGCTCGCGCTCGTGGGCGAAGCCGGTCCCGAGGCGATCATTCCGCTCTCCGCATTCAACGGCGGCAGCACGCTCGCCGGCGGCGGAACGCAAGGTGGCGGCGGCAACATCGTCGTGAACATCACCGGAACCTTCCTCAGCCAAGACGCAGCGCGCCAGCTCGGAGACATGCTCGTCAAGCAGGTGCAGCGCAACATCCGCCTCACGGCCATGATTTAGCCGTATGACAAGCGTCGTGAACATCCAGTGGACGGCGGTCGGAGCAGGGAGCCCGACCGACATCACCAACATCGTCGACTGGAACTCCGTCGACGTTATCAGCGTGATCACCAAGGAGCGCGGCACCTTCACTTTTCAGATACTCAGCACGCACTGGGCGACCGCACTCCCCTCCTTCGGCGACGTGATAACGATCGCGGACTCGAGCGGCGTCATTTTCGGTGGCACCGTGACCGAGGTGGAAAAGACCGTGCGCAAGCAGCAGGGTGGCGTGCTCCTGCAGGCGCAGATCACCGTCACCGACTACGGCTTCCTGCTCGACAGCAAGCTCGTGAAAACGAGCTACTCGCAGATGGATCCGGCCGACATCCTCGCCGACCTCGTCAACACCTACGGACCCGGGGGCTTCGACGTCACGAGCTACGTGCAGCGCGGCGGCTTCCTCGTCTCTTCGATCAGCTTCAACTACGAGCTCCTCTCGCAATGCATCCAGAGTCTCGCGCAGCAGATAAGCTGGGACTGGTACGTTGACTCCAACAAGGCGGTGCACTTTTTCTTTGCCGCGACCGAGGACGGCAGCAGCGAATACGACCCCGCGCCGATCACGATCGACGACACGGGCGCCGGCCTGTGGTGGGGATCGCTCGACATCGACGTGAGCATCACCAACATGCAGAACGCGATATACGTCATTGGCGGCACGACCGCGCAGCAGTTCGTCGACTCGCCCGTTGCCGGCGCGAACCCTCCCGAGTACAGCCCGAAGGACGTCTACCTGACCGACGGCGTGCGCTTCATTTTTCCGCTGCAATACCGCTACGACTACAGCACGATGAGCGTCTTTCTCAACGGCGTCGGCAACTCGATCGGCATCGACTTGCAGAACAACCCCGCCGACTATCAGGTTATGTACAACACCGCCGGCCCGTTCCTCATATTCCCCTCGCCGCCGACGGCCGGCCAGACGCTGAAGGTAGAGGGCGTGGCGCAGGTGCCGATCGTCGCGTTCAAGCGCAATGACACCAGCGTGGCGGACTACGGCACGCGAGAGGCCGCGATCACCGACAGCCAGATAACGACCGTGCAAGAGGCGCAGGCGGTAGCGGACGCAAACATCCTCCTCTACGGCCACCCCGTATACGACGTGAAGTTCACGACCACGACGCCCGGGCTGCGGATCGGGCAGACGATCCTGCTCAACAGCACGCTCTTCGGCGTGAGCTCCTACCCTTTGATCATTAAGCGCATCGAAGCGACGCCCTTCACCAAGACCGCGCTCACCTACCAAGTCGAGGCGATCGGCTCGGACTCCGTGACGTTCGTCGACATGATAAAAGGCCTCGAGGCGCAGGCGAGCAACAACAACCCCGTCGACTCGAGCACGATCATCGAGGCCTTCCAGTTCGCCGGCGAGGAGCAGCTCACGATCCACGACGCAGCGTCGGCGAGCGGCGCGACGCACAACCCGTTCAAGTGGGCGAGCACGACCAGCCCCTCAAACTGGGGATTTGCTATCTGGCAGTAGCCGGAGCGATGCTATAATTTCAACATGGAAAACGTCGCCGAAAAAGAAACAATGGGAATCGTCGGCATCGTCACCGTCCGCAGCTACCCCGCCGGAACCGTAGACCGGATGCGCGAGCTCCACGCCGCGGGAAGGCACGACGAGGCGCAAAAGATATTCTACGGCGGCAAGCTCGAGAGCCGCAGCAAGAACACGGTCGTCGACTCTGCCAACTGCGGCATCGACATACTGCGCCAGTGGTTCGTGAGCGGCCTCGTGAGCTCCTTCGCCTACCCGCTCGGTCCGCAATGGGGCGAGATCGGCACCGGCAGCACCACACCGACGACCTCGGACGTCGCCCTGACGACGCCGGTCGCGCGCGCCTCGATCAGCAACGCCGTCAACAACGGGGCCGGCAGCGACGCCGTGCTGCAGTTTTATTTCACCGACGCATCGCTCGCCAACGGCACCTACCACGAGTTCGGCACCTTCGTGGGCGGCCCGACCGACACGTCGCTCGGAAGCGGCCAGATGGTTAACCACGTCCTCTTCGGCAGCGCCTACACGAAGTCGAGCGGCAACGACACCACCTGCGAGGTGGATATTACTATCGCTAACATATAATTTATGGCACGATCCTCAGTATTCGTAGCAAACACCAACGCGACCGCAGCGGCGATGAACCTGCTGCGCGATGACGCGATCCGCGCCGGCGACCTCTTGGCGCACCAGCAAGGCACCCCGGGCATGACTGTGTACGTCGAGGGCGGCACGTACTTTATCGGGACGACCAAGGTGGTCTATGCGGGCGGCAGCACCGGCACGATCACCGCGCCGGTATCCCACCCGCGTATCGACATCGTGACGCTCGACTCGGGCGGCACGCTCGCCGTGACGACCGGCACCGAGAACGCGAGCCCCGTCGCGCCGACCTACCCCGCAAACAAGATCGTCGTCGCTGAAATTTACAACGTCGTCGGCGAGACCATCATTTACGACAACGCGAATCAGGTGGGCGGCCAAGGCTACCTCACCGACG